ACTACAAGATATCAACATAGGAACACTAGCAAACGACGGTACAGGTGATGACCTACGTGAAGCATTCATTAAAGTTAATCAAAACTTTGAGGATTTAGATCTACGCTCTCCAGAATCAACAACTGCAAGTAATTTAGGTAATGTTGGTGAAGGAGTTTTTTATCAAAAAGCTGGTTCCGATTTACAATTTAAAAAGTTAGTATCTGGTGCTAATATTACATTAACATCTTCAACAAATGGAATTACAGTTAATGCAACAGGTGGATTACAACAATTAAATGTTGTATCTGATTCCGGATCTAAACAATTAGTTGATGGCGATACATTAAATATATTTGGAGGAACTGGTATTGGTACAAGTATTGCTGGTGATAATTTAACAATTAATTCAACTACTGAACTATCTACTGATACTACTCCTGTATTAGGAGGAAACCTAGATGCAAACGGAAATAATCTTATTAATGGTGGCACATTAACAGCAAGTACTTTTGCAGGTGCTTTCCAAGGAAACTTAACTGGATTAGTATACGGAGTAGACATTAGATTAATTGCTCCTAATACAGCTGGTTTTAACTTTGGTACTCTTAGTAATGTAATTACAAGTGTAGTTGATTGGATAATTTATCAAACTGATATTGACTTTGGTAGTATGTTTACACCAGATCCAAGAGTATTTGATGCAGGGACAATAGCGTAAGGAAAGAGATATGGCAACATTAACAATTACATCAAATGGTTTACCTAATCCGGCGGCATTCGGAAATGCATTCGGAAATAATGATTTTTCGCCAAACGTAAATACTGCGATTGCACAATCTTATAATTATTCTATTGTATATCGCGGTGGAGAAAATACTACTAATGCACAGGTAACAGTTCCTTTAACACCAATGGGTATTATGTCTAACGGTGTTATATTTTTTAATCCTTCAGTAGGTCCAACAACTGTTCCACCAGGACTTGATCCTGTAACAGATGCACCAGGCGATGGCTTTGAATATAATGCAGTAGCATTTAGATCAAACTTTGGTGGCGACGATGCAGGTGGATGGCCAGAAACTAACGGACAATATCATTATATGTCTGGAATGTTTATGTTTTTACCAACAGGTTCAGCAGAATCAAATCCATCTTGGGATGCCGCTATGTTAACAGCGTCAACTCCGACGCCAACTTATTACACGGGAACTAATTACAGTAGTGATAACTTTAGACACGCAGATGGACATAGTAAGATACTTGGATATTGTTTTGACGGATATCCAATTTACGGACCATATTCATACGTAGATCCTAATGCAGAATTAGGAACCGCAGTTACTAGAATGACTTCATCATATCAATACTATACTACAGAACCAACTGGACGTGGTTACACTTATGGTGAAAAAGCGGCTGGTACATTTGTTAATGATCATGAATACCAAGTAGGTACTGGTCATTTAGATGCATACAACGGTCGATACAACAAAACTCCTGACTATCCAAACGGAACATGGGCATATTACTTGTCAGTGGATTCAAACCTTCAACCGGTTTATCCATACATAGTTGGTCCATCAACCAAACATCAGCGTAGCGTTTAAGACGTTATAGATTATGATCGGCGCATACTACAAAAGTCGAAAATGGGCTTTGTGGGCCTGGGGCGGTGGTGCCTTACTTATTGCATCTTTATGGATTCAAGTACAAATAACTGTAGCCATAAACACATGGTACGGTGGATTTTATAACTTATTACAACAAGCAGGCGATTATAAAGATAAAGCTGACGTAGGTACAGCATTATTTTACAATAAATTAATTAGTTTCGAATACTGGACTAGTGGATTACAAGGCGAACCCTCATTTGCCGTTTTAGCATTTCCCTACGTATTATTAGCAGTTGCAACAGGATGGTTTACCCGTCTATATGGATTGCGGTGGCGTGAAGCAATTACATTTGATTACATTCCACGATGGCGTAATGTTAAAACTGAAATAGAAGGTGCTAGTCAGCGTATTCAAGAAGATTGTAATAGATTTGCTCGTATTGTAGAAGGTTTAGGATTACAAGTTGTACGAGCTATAATGACGTTGGTAGCTTTTATTCCTGTATTATGGGCATTAAGTGATGCAGTTACAATTCCATGGTTTAGTGATATTCCAGGTTCTTTAGTATGGACCGCTTTAGTTGTATCATTAGGTGGTATTGTTATTTCATGGTTTGTTGGGTGGAAACTTCCAGGACTAGAATATAATAATCAAAAGGTAGAAGCCGCATTTAGAAAAGATTTAGTACTAGGTGAAGACGATAAAGCCAATTACGCACAACCAGAAACACTATGGAGTTTATTTACTGGTATACGATTTAACTATCACAGACTTTATATGCATTATGGCTACTTTGACACTTGGCGTATTACTTACGATCAATTTATGATTATTGTACCATATTTAATTGTAGGACCTAGCTTATTTACAGGTGCTATATTATTAGGTGTAGTAGTACAAGTATCAAATGCTTTCCAAAAGGTTCATGGGGGCTTTGCTTTATTTTTAGAAAACTGGACCACTATTACAGAGCTTCGCAGTATATGGAAGCGTCTACACGAGTTCGAACGTAACTTGACCAAGTATGCATAATATCCGATAAATACTGTAAGAAGTAGGATATAAAGCATATGGCAAATTTACCTGTTTGGACACAACTATCAGGACATACACTAGCAACTTTAGAGGAAAGATTAACTACAACAGTTATTCTACCTTTAGACCCTTCTAGTGCTGATCTTGGGGGATTATTTAACCCTGAATCAACCGCGTTAAGTAGCGACCCCTTACCTACACTAACAAATTCAACAGACATAGATATAACTAAAACTTGGTCACAAGAACCTGGTGGATATACATATCCTGTATCTATAAGAGTTCCTACTATTCCTGCTCTCACAAATAAAAAAGTACCAGTAGCTATATTGCTACATGGAGATAGTGGAACAGGTAGTAATGAAATTACTACTTGGGAAAACTATTTAGGTGATCATATTTTAGTTGCTCCAACAGGATATAACAATACATGGAATGTTGCAACTGAAACATCTAAAGCACCTGATATTGATATGCTTAAAGATTTAATTACAGCATTAAAAGGATTTAATAATGTTGACGACAACAGAATAAAATTTGTTGGATTTGATACTGGTGCAGGATTAGTGAACAGAGCATTTATTGAAATTGGCGACGTAGATATCTATTCATATGTAACTATTGGTTCACAATTATTTGATCCACAATATCGTAACGATACATTTTTCGCTCCGGCAACACAAACTGGACCTGATGCTACTGATTATAATACAGCTACAATTCCATTACAAGATAAAAGATGGTTAACAATTCATGGAGAAAATGATACTGTTATTCCATACGGTGGTGGTCTTGCTAATAGTGTAACATTTTTATCTGCACAAGACTCAACATTTGTTTTAGCAAAAAGTCAAGGATACACAGGTGGTATAATTCCAGATGCAGGCGGAGTATTTTACGGAACAAATCAAACATACTACTATAGCTACTTAGGTGGGCGAGTAACACATTACAAAACTGGAACAGGACATACAGTAGAAACGTTTATGCAAGAAATTGTTCAAGGATTTATGACGTATGTATACACTACTGCTCCAAACATATTTTTAGAAGCAGGTTCTATTACAACTATTCAACTTAATACAAGTATTGTAAGTTTAATAAGTGGACAATTACCTGCAGGAATGAGATTAGAAGAAAATCAAATTGTAGGAACACCATTTGAAGTACAACGTAGTACTACATTTGAATTTGTATTACGTGCAACAAATTCTTCTGGAATTGCTGATAGAACATATAATATTATTGTAAATGGTCCTGATGAACCGGTCTGGACAACTAATGAAGGTAAACTTCCAATAGGACCTAATAATTCTTTTTATATTATAGATAGCAGTATTGTTGATTTCCAACTTTCTGCAATTGATCCGGATCTACCAGCAGGAGATGAACTTGAATATTTTATTGCTGACGGAGATGGCACACTACCTCCAGGTATAACATTAACTGAAGAAGGTAGACTTATAGGAATTGTTGATCCTATTTTAGCATTAGATCTTAGATCTGGTAGCGGCTTTTATGATACTACACAATTTGATAGTTTTCCATTCGACTTTGGATTAAGAAGTGCTAATGGTTATGAAAGTTTCTTTTATGATACCACAGGGTATGATAAATCTATTCCAACACGAAGTCCAAAAAAACTTAATAGATTTTTTGAATTTAAAGTAAGTGTTAGTGACGGTGATACAGTTGTAAAAAGAAAATTTATAATATTCTTAGTTGGTGATGATTTCTTACGTGCAGATAATACAGTTATGCAAGTTGGTACAGGAATATTTACAGCTGATAATACATTCCTTAGAACGCCTGTTTGGTTAACACCAGCAGACATTGGTTATAAACGAGCAAATAATTATGTAACAATTTACTTAGATGTATTTGATCCTAATACTATTGTTGGAGAACTAGGATATTATTTAGAACAATATAATGACGATGCAAGTCCTAGTGTGTTACCTCCAGGAATGGCATTAGATGTTAGTACTGGAGAAATTGCAGGACGAGTTCCATATCAACCAGCAGTTACTAAAGAATATAAATTTACAGTTGAAGCAAGACGCTTTACTAGTCAAGCAACATTATTAGCGGCAAAGCAAAAAACATTTACAGTTAAAATATTAGGCGAGGTTGAAAGTTCTATTGTATGGATAACTATGCCAGACCTAGGAACTATTAAAGCAAACTTTATTAGTACATTTAACGTAGCGGCAAAAATAACTGCTCAATCAATTAGTAGTAAAGTATTATATAGAATCATTAGCGGAGAATTACCTCCAGGATTAAAATTAAATCCAAATGGAGAAATTGTTGGTAAAGTAAATCAATTTAGAAACCAAGATTCTGTCTCAGGTGAATGGACTAAAGGTTTAACAACGATTGATAATAATTTACTATTACTTGATGGTTCTACAACTACTGTTGATCGCAAGTTTGTATTTGAGGTTGAAGCACGAGATCGTTTTGGATTTAGTGTTTTATCACAGAACTATAATATTATAGTTACTGATCCTGACAATATCAGTTACAGTAACTTATCTGTTAAACCTTTCTTAAAACCGGCACAGCGTACAACTTATAATAACTTTATCGGAGATCCTAATATTTTTACTCCTGATAAAATTTATAGACCTAATGATCCAGCATTTGGTTTACAAAAACAAATTAAAATGTTAATATATGCTGGAATTGAAACTAAAGATGTTCGTGAATATGTTGCAGTATCAAGACAGAATCATTCTAAAAAACGATTTAAATTAGGTTCAGTTAAAACAGCAGTAGCTAAAAAAGCCGGAACAAATGATGTTCAATATGAAGTAGTTTATTTAGAAGTAATTGATCCATATGATTTTCCACCGCAGGCTGGGGTACCAGAAACAAAAGTTAGATCTTCTTTAACTATCAAAACTAGACAAGAGATTACTGTAGATAGTGTTGACTATGAAGCATTTGATGATGTTTCTAAAGAAGGTGCCGGTGTTGCAGTATTTGAAATAGAAAATGCAATAGGACAAAAAGTTCAAGTAGTAGCATTTGGAAACGATCTTGAAATTATTACTAGAAATAATGGAACAGTAATACTTGATGCAAACGGGACAATTCTTGTACAATTACAAAATGGAAATATTATACAAGCTGGAACTATTGCTACAACAACAAGTGACCCATTTAGATTTAGACCTAAATTTACTCCAGTTAAAACTGATAGTGATGCTATAAGAATTGACCAAGCATATAATACTCAACGCTATATCAGTAATGTAACAAATATGCGTGAAAATATAAAAACAGTTGGGCTTACTGAACGCGATTTCCTACCATTATGGATGACTACGGCCCAGGGCACTTCAGTTCAAGAATTAGGATTCATAACGGCTATTCCATTATGTTTTTGTAAGCCTGGAGAAAGTGCCACTATAGCATTAAATATCGCTAATAGCGCCTTCAATTTTAGGGTACTAGACTTTGAAATTGATAGATATATAATAGATGCTACAAAAGGAAATAGCTATGAACAATATATACCATTCGGGAACTATGCCTTTAATGTTTAAAGGCGATAAATAATAGAGAGGAACACAAATGGCAAGTAATATCGACAATACCAGCATTGATGCTACATATCCAATAGCAGGACAGGATAATGATAGCCAAGGCTTTCGTAACAATTTTAGCACTATAAAGAATAACTTTACTGCGGCTAAAAGTGAGATCGAAGACTTACAGACAAATACAGCCAAATTAAATGCTACCAATGACTTTTTAGGTAATGACATTACTGGCGGAAATCTTGTCAGTAACACAGAAAAACTATATGCTGGTGGAACAATAGTTGCTCCTCAAAATGTTAGTTTTGCAAATGGTAATTTTCAAACATTTACTATAGGGGGCAATATAACACTAACTTTTACAGATTGGCCTGTTACTAATAAAGTTGCTAAGATTCGTGTAATGATATTAAACACACTTGGTGACAGTACTGCTAGAACACTTACTTGGGCAACAGAAGGTGGTGGAACAATTAAATATTCCTCAGGATTTCCAAGTCCATTTACTGTAGCAGATGATGTAAATCCAGAAGTGATTGACGTTTGGAGCTCAGATCAAGGTACTACAGTATTTGCTCATTACGTCGGTACATTTACTTAATAGGTAGGGTATGCTACACCCATTTACTCAAAACGTTTCAGAACTCACTTTAAAAGAAATAGACGCTAAAATTTCAGATTTAACTAAAAAATTTTTCCAAACCCGAAACCCCGACGCAAAAAGCCAAATCCAATTACTGCTCAACAGCTATAAATTGGAAGTCAGCGAACGCCAAATTAAAGCAAGACTGAATAATGACAATAAAGGTCTTGACAAACTGATTGATATCAGTTAAAATACTTTATAAATGAGAAACATGAAAGTAGACGATCTCGGTGTACCACGATTCACCAATCAAGATATTGTAAATTTAATTTACGAAGGAAATAGTGATAAGCTCTCTAAGATATTAGTAGAGCCTAATCGTGACGCCAATCTATACAATAAATCTATTAAAGAACTTGGTTTTAACTTTTTACCATTAAAAGAATACCAACCACTCTCGTACGATAAGAAACAATTTGATGACGCTTTACAGTCACAATGGTTTATGCCGGACAAGTATAAAGATTTAGATATACATAAATGGATGTATGCTCAACTGCAAGACGAACTTGACAAAGAACAAATTGGTGATACAGAAGAATGGATGCGAACTGAAGCAGAATATATTGAGTACGAAAAACGTGGACTACTTAACTTACTAAGATTTCTTATATATTTGGTAGACATAATGAGAGAAAATAACATAGTATGGGGTGTAGGACGAGGATCTAGTGTAGCAAGTTATATCCTATACTTAATTGGTATTCATAAAATTAACTCAATCCAGTATGAGCTAGACTGGCATGAGTTCATGAGATAAATACGTACATAATAGGAGATCATAATGGCAGTTAAACAAACCGGTCGTAAACAACACGTATCAATGCAAGGTAAAAGAATTGATATGGACTTGTTACGCCAAAAAAATGAATTGACACCAGCAGTAGGTAACGTTCGTGTTAATGCTCGCGGTGACGAATTAGGCCCTGGCGGCAAAATTGTTCGTAAGCGTGAAGAAGTCATGGCCGACTATTACAGAGACCATCCACAAGCAGTTCCAGATGAAATTCCTGGTCGTGGAGTTAACGTTGTTGAAAAAGAAGCAACAGTAGTACCTAAAAAAGCAACTACTAAAGCTAAAGCTAAAGTTTCTAAAACAACAAAAGTTAAAGAAGCAGAAGCAGTTGAAGTTAAAACTGAAGAGCAACCCTACGATCGAGGCGGTCAAGACTGGGTTGAAGATGCTGATGGCAACTTTGTAAATAAAGGTGACTAACAATGGATTTAGGACTGATGGGTGGGCCCCCAAGGGCTATCACAGTTTACAAAGGTCACGTTAGACCAATACATGACCGAGTAATTGTTCGTCAAATGAACTTTGACGAAATGGTAACTAAAGGTGGAATTATACTTCCTTCCGACGACGGTAAGTCACACGGTGTTAAACCACGTTGGGGTAAAGTGTATGCTAAAGGCCACGAGAATAAAGATGAATTTGAAGTAGGTGACTGGGTACTTGTAGAACATGGACGTTGGACAAGAGGATTTAATATGGAACTTCCAGATGAAGAAGAAGTTGCTGTTCTGCGTACAATAGAAGCTGAAGGTATTTTAGCCTGGCAAAAAGAAGACCCAGATAATGCTTATCTAGGCGATATGGACCAAGAGAGTATTATTTAAAATGGGTGGGTACGATCTCCCAAAGGTGCTTATGTTGGATTTAAAACGATATGAAGAATTCGTTGAAAAAGTTACATCAGTAGAAAGTAACAAGTCTGGTGCATTTTTTGGACGAGTACAAGAATTAGAAAATGCAACAGGTGTTAACATTCCATTGTTATTAACTGCATCTATTGGATTGTCAAGTGAAGGAGGAGAATTTAGTGAAATTGTTAAAAA